CGAAAACTTTTAGTGTTGCGATTCCTGCGACTGACTTTACTTTATGTTTTGTCACTGGCGGGGGATCTATGAAAGATTTCCGTAAGTTCTTTCCTACTGGTAATAACTTGGGAAAGTGCCCGGCTAAATTAGTTACAAGAGAAATCATGGACACGTCTTTAACTGCTGTTCCTACTCTTTTTAAAGGAATCGGTAGAGTTGCTCATTCGCAGAGCACTTTTTCCGGAAGTTATTATGATTTACCTATCGACACCAAAAATGGCATGTGTATGTCGCCCCTCATAAGTGATTCTCGTGGTTCTATGATATTAGGATTTCATTTGGGGGGTAAAGGGCGTCTTGGTGGTTGTGGTACTTTAACTTTAGACCAAGTCATTTTGGCTCTTAGTGAACTTTCGACTGTAGATGGAGTTGTATTATCTGCTTCTTGTGGTGAGTTACTCCCACACATGGGCGATTTTCCGAAGAGTTCTTTTGGTAAACCCACGTTCGATGAACCTTCCATCCATCCTAAGAGCGCCGTGAACTATTTGACAAGTGGTGCTTGTATAGATGTTTATGGAAAGACATTTGGAAAAGCCACTCCTTATAGCAGTGTAAGTGCGACAATCATATCGCCCATTATAGAAGAGGTCTTTGGAGTACCCCAGAAATGGGGACCACCTAAAATGAGAGGTAAGGGCAGATATCCGTATCAAGCCACATTAGTTCATGCTGCGGTGCCAAGTTTACCCATTGGTAGTGTTTTAAATTGTGCGGTTCGTTCGATTAAGGACTTAACGTGTGATTTAAAGGAGAAAATTCCTGAATTGTTTGCTGTTGGACCACTTTGTCGAGTGGCAACGGTGAGCGGTTTGGCTGGCGTTAAATTTATTGATGCCATGAATTTTTCCTCATCCCCAGGGTTTCCCTTGACAGGCAGTAAGAAGCCTTTGTTGATTGATTTGAAACCAGAAGATTATCCTGAAGTTGGAAAGCCCAGAACTTTTATTAGGGAAGTGTGGGACGAATTTGAAGATGCAGTAGAAAAATTAAGAGAAGGAAAAAGGTGTTATATGATAT